GATGCTGTCATGATTGAAGCCAAAGCTTCAGGGACACCCTTGATACAGGAGCTACGGCGATTTGGTGTGTACGCTACAGCTTTCTCTCCGAACCGTGGTATGGATAAACATGTTAGATTAAATTCTGTTGCTCCTATCTTTGAAGCAGGGCATGTTTGGAGACCTGACATGGATTGGGCTGAAGAAGTACAAGAAGAGTGCGCATCTTTCCCTTACGGAGAGCATGATGATCTTGTTGACGCCACTACCTTAGCACTGTTAAGATATAGACAGGGAAGCTTCATTTCATTGTATGATGATGAGCCTGAAGAACCTCTTGGAAAACGTAACTATGAGTACTATTAAAAAATTAATTAATCCTGAAGATAGAAGACTAAAACAAAAACTAACGCCTAAGCAAATGATTTTTGTTTATGAATACGTTCACAAAGTTTTACTCGGAGAATGTTCCGCTGCCGAAGCAGCACGGAGAGCGGGCTATTCTAAAAATCGTGCACGTCAAACTGCTACTGATTTACTGAACCCTCACTTAAATCCTTTCGTCGTGGAGGCCATTCATGAGATGAAACAAGATCTGCATCAGATGTATGGAGTATCGACAGCGTCTCACTTGGCCTCTTTGAAACAAATTCGAGAGGAAGCGAGAGAACATAAACACTATTCGGCGGCCGTGGCTGCTGAAGTAAACAGAGGTAAGGTCGCTGGATTTTACGACAATAAAGTTCAAACAGAAACCCCTCTGGAAAATATGTCCAAGGATGAGTTGATCAAAGTTTTAGAGAACTACGATAAGAATGGCATCACTCATGATACCAAACTCATTATCGATGACGATAAAGATGTAATGACAGGGAACTGAGATGGTAAAAAAAATAATTCATATTAATCAACACAAGATTCGATCGAACAAAAAACATGGACTAGAGGATCCAGTCATTACTTGCAAAACCTCTAAGTCGAATGATTATGCAAAGAATGTAGAAATTTTTGATAAGGAGAATAATGTAGTCGCTAAAGTTATTTATAGTCCTAACAAACCGTTGTCCTGTGGTGCACGAGTTTGGATTGAGACCAATGAAAAAATAGTTTTAGACAATGGTTTGTGTTTGGATAAGTAATGTTAGGAGCTTTTTTGAGTTTAAGCAGACCGTTAGCGATGCAAGCGTTATCGAATCCAACGATTCTCGGATCGTTGCTCGTGGGTGCTGTCGGATCTCAACAAGCTAGTGAAATTCAAAACCAATTAAATTTAGGTAACATATCTCTTGATAATGTCTACGATACTATCATAAATTTTGCTGCGTCACCTGCGGTGAGCGCTTTAAGAGACACTCCTTCAGGAACTTTTTCTGCACCTGAGTTAGAAGAAATAGAAAAAGAACAAGAACGAATGAGGGAACTAAACAAACAAATTACTCTTCCTTCAGAGATACCGATAGGGCAAATTTTATCCACACCACAAACGACCACGGTCCCTGAACCGTTGATCACGCCTGATGTTCCTGAAGAAAAAGTTTCTGTCGATGATGTAGGAATGACATCAGCTCCTGCGCCTAGACTAGAAGATATGATTATGACTTTAGATAAACTTAATAAAGAATTATCTAATATAAAAGTTTCAGATCAAATAGCTAATTTGGAGGATGATCAATATGGTAATATCGGAACAAGAGGTTTTACAGAAGAGGTAGCTCAAGAAATATATCAAGCAAAAGGATATGATGATTATCAAAAAAAGATTCAAGAAATAGTTAGAGATAATTTAGGAGATACTTTTACGGTTTATAGAGGCACTACAACAGAAGAATTTGATTTAGAGCAAGGAGAACCTATTACAAGAGCAGGTGTTTCTGTTACTTTAAATCCACAAGAAGCAGAAAATTTTGTTAGTGGTAAATTAAGTTTACCTAAAAAAACTGGGGACCCTGTTTTATTAAAAATAACAGCTACTCCTGAGATGATCGTGATGAGAGGTGCTGATTCAGGGGAGTTGGTTTTGGATGGTTATTCTTTAAATAAATCTAATATGGAAATTATTCCTATTTCTGGTATAACATCAACAAATGAAAAAACTGATACAGTACGCCAAGGCGAAGGCCAAACAGCCATTGAAGCCCTCAAAACAAAAAGTCTCCAAGGAGAAAATGTCGATCAAGGATCTTCAGGTAGTTCGAGAGAGAATGTATTAAAAACCGAAGAAGGTTTTGAAGTAGCCAATAAAGCTTTAGGAATAGATTTTTTTACAAAAGTTTTAACAAAAGAAATTGCTCCTCCTAAAAAAAAGTATGAACCAATCTTAGATGTTTCTGATATTGGAAACACTTTTGATGTCTTTCAAGAAAAACGAACAGGTGATTTTGAAAACCATATCTTTACAAGTATACCCACGTTTCAAGAAGCGCAAGTAGCGACTGCTGATGCGTTGATTAAGACTCTCCCTCAAAATGGAAGTATCCTAGACTTGGGAGGAACGGAAGGTGGATTTATTAATACAATCACAGAAGAACGACCTGATGTTTCAGGATTTATTGTTGATCCGAATGTGGTTGCTCAGAAAATGTTTAACGAACAACAAATGCCTAACGCTTACTATATTCGTGAAGCGTTCACCACGGATAGTTCTCAATTTGGAAAATATGCTTTTGACGTGGAGGATGAGAATGAAACTCCTATCGAAACTAGTTATTTTGATTTCAATATTGTTGATGATAATTCTTTAGACGCTGTCACCGAAAAGATGACCTTTCAGTTTATTGACAAAGGAAGAAACAATAAAATCAAATTGATTAGTGAAAAGTTAAAACCTGAGGGTATTGCTTTGTTTGAAGAAAAGTTTTTTACATCAAAAGAGGATCCTGTTTGGCAAGCCAATGAAGCCAAGAAAAATGAATTTAAACTTAATTATTACGATCAAAAAGATTTAACAGAAAAGCAAAAAAATATTTTAGAGGGAATGGATAAACATCAAGTCACTTCTCCTGAGTTTGAAGAGATATTGTCTAAGTATTTTAACAATGTAGTTCAGTATTGGGACTCAGGTAATTTCAAAGGATATGTGGCCTCAGATAGTGCAGACACTATAACCAAGTTTTTAAATAATCTAGAAGATCTAAATAGTGAATATTCTAATGTTTCTACTCCTAAATTTGTTACAGACAAAATAGTAGAAAAGAGAAGAGGAGGATCTATTTCTCTTCCTCAAATGAACATGTTGTAAAAGACTGATTAGGTGGTATAAATAAAAAATGGCAGATAATAACGATAAAGGACTGTATCAAAGAAACACTCCCAATCTTGAAATTATTAAATCTGAAACAGAAGTAGAGATAGACGGTAAACCTATTCCTACTCCTAATGGTTTAGAAATTGAAATGGACGAAGATGGAGGAGCGACTCTTGATTTTGATCCGATGGGTGATTTACCTGAAGAAGTAGAATTTTATTCTAACTTATCCGAGGTCATGGATGAAACAGAGCTCGACAGACTTAGTGATGAATTACTTTCTGAATTAGAAAACGATCGCTCTTCTCGAAAAGACTGGGAAGATTCATATATCAAAGGTTTAGATTTATTAGGAACTAAGTATGAACAGAGAACAAGACCTTTCCAAGGAGCAAGTGGTGTTACTCATCCTTTGTTAGCTGAAAGTGCCACACAGTTTCAAGCAACAGCTTATAAAGAATTATTACCTTCAGATGGTCCTGTAAGAACAGCAATCATGGGAGAAGAAACTCCTGAAAAATTTTCTCAAGCACAACGTGTTCAAGAGTTTATGAATTATCAACTCATGAATAAAATGGAAGATTACACACCTGAGTTTGATCAGATGTTATTTTATTTACCTCTCGCAGGTTCTACATTTAAAAAAGTTTATTACGATGAATTAATGGATCGAGCTGTATCGAAGTTTGTTCCAGCAGAAGATTTAGTTGTTAACTACATGGCTAGTGATTTAGATTCTTGTGAAAGAATAACTCACATCATTAACATGAGTTATAATGATTTTAGAAAAAAACAAGTTTCAGGTTTTTACAAAGACGTAGAAATTATGCCTTCTGAAACAAGTCCTTCAGAAGTTAAAAAGAAATATGATGAAATGGAAGGTGTTAAGCCTTCTTACATGGATAAGTCAGTTAAGCTTTATGAGTTTCATGTATCTTTAGATTTAGAAGGATTTGAAGATAAAGGCATGGATGGTGAGCCCACAGGAATAAAAATTCCTTACATTGTGACTATTGAAGATAGCTCAAGCAAGATTGTAGGCATTAGAAGAAACTACGATAAAGGTGACGAGAAAAAATTAAAGAAAAGATATTTTGTTCATTATAAGTTTTTACCAGGTCTAGGTTTTTACGGACTCGGTTTAATACATTTGATAGGAGCTCTATCTAGAGCAGCAACGCAAATGTTACGACAGTTAATAGACGCAGGTACATTAGCAAATTTACCAGCAGGATTTAAGTCAAGAGGACTTAAAATTAGAGATGATGCAGAGCCAATCCAACCAGGAGAATTTAGAGACATTGATGCACCTAACGGTGATTTAAGAAATGCTCTCTTACCATTACCTTACAAAGAACCCTCTCAAACTTTATATTCTCTTTTAGGATTTGTTGTTCAGTCAGGACAAAGATTTGCTGCCATAACTGATTTACAGGTTGGCGATGCTAATCAAAATGCTCCAGTAGGAACAACAATAGCATTACTAGAGAGGGGCTCAAAAGTTATGTCAGGCATTCACAAGAGATGCCATTATTCTCAGAAAAAAGAATTCAAACTTTTGTTTGATGTTTTTGCAGATTATCTACCTGAAACTTATCCGTATTCTGTTCAAGGTGCAGATAGAACTATTAAGGCTGAAGACTTCAGTGATCGTGTAGATGTTCTTCCTGTTTCTGATCCTAATATATTTTCTACAACACAAAGAGTAACTCTAGCTCAAACTGAATTACAATTAGCTCAAAGCGCTCCTGATATTCATAATATTAAAGAAGCTTATAGAAGAATGTATGAAGCTTTAGGTGTCAAAGACATTGATCAGATTTTAAGAAAAGATACTCCAACTGAACCTAAAGATCCAGCCACGGAGCACGCTGATTTACTCGATGGTAACTTATTAAAAGCTTATGAGGCACAGGACCACGATGCACACATACAGAACCATTTAATATTTGGAACCAATCAAATGGTTTTGGGTAATCCTCCCATGGCAATGAAATTACAAAAACACGTTTTAGAACACATTTCTCTCAAAGCAAAAGAACAAGCTCAGTTCTTAGCAATGCAACAACAAGTTCCTCAAGATCAACTAGATTCTGTTGTCGCTAAATTGGAAGCACAGTTTATGGCAGAGATTAAACAAATGTCAGCACAACTTAGTGGTCAAGGTAAACCTGATCCTGTGATACAGCTAAAACAACAAGAGCTAGCACAAGACGCTCAAAAAGATCAAGCAGATGCTCAGATTGATGCTGCTAAATTACAATTAGACGCTGAAAAATTAAAACAAAGAGTAGCGATTGATCAAGCAAGAATACAAAAAGATTATGACATTGCAGATAAACGTGCTGAAGTTCAGTACGACAAGATGACTACACAAACTCTTAATCAGGAGAGAAGAGATGCCTCTAACAGAAAAGGGTAGCAAAATAAAAAAATCGATGGAAAAACGATATGGAAAGAAAAAAGGTCAACAGGTTTTTTATGCTTCTGCTAACAAGGGAGTTATTAAGAACGTTGAAAAGAAATCTAGGAAAAAAAAGTAATAAGTACTATACTCCCTATATGGATAAAAAAACTGAAAAAAGAGTTCAAGGAATTATTAATGACACAAGAACTTTTGTTCAAGGACAAGTAGATCAAGGTGTTAATTTAGTTGAATTAGCACAAGTTATGTTGGCTATGAGTCGTGAAACAATAGTTGATGCTTATGGAGAAGACGTTGCAGACTCTTATATTGCTAATCAAATATCACGGTTGCAAAAGTACCACAATAGTATAACATTTCATTGATGACTAAACGATTGACAAAAACTATTCCTCCTAAAAAAGGACCTAAGTCACAAGGTATGGATATTCCTTATGGAAAAATTGTACCAGTTGGCGCTGTCCCTGAGGATAAGAAGCGTAAACGTGGCTATGGAATAGCATCAAAAGGACTCAAGTTCGAAGGAGTATTCTAATGCAAAAATGGATCAAAGATCTTTGGGAACAACACCCAAAGAAAAAATGGCTCGTAATCGGTGTAGTAATCGGTTGGGTAGTCGCTCAATATATCTAATCAATGTTATCTAAATTATTAGGCGGATCTTTAGTGGACACTGTTGGTAAAGTTATCGATAGCGTCCACACTTCCGAAGAGGAAAAGCTTGCCGCAAGAAACAAGCTCAAAGAACTAGAAAACGAAATCAACTCCAAACAAATGGATATTAACTTAGCTGATGCAAAGTCTACTGCTAGTGGATTATCAGGAATGTTACAACGGTCGTGGAGGCCCCTCATCGGGATGTCCTGTGCCCTAGCCATATTCTGGGAATTCGTATTAAAACAATTTATTGCTTTCTTTTTAGCTGCTTTTAGTGTTCAAACAGATCCATTGCCTTCTCTTGATTTAGGCGTTTTGATGCCGTTGGTCATGGCTCTCCTCGGAATGTCCGGCATACGCAGCTTCGAAAAATTAAAAAAGATTAATTCCGACAAATAGTGGAACAGTTTGATTATCAAGTCAAAAGACTTATACAAGAAAAGATAGACGAAAAAAAAGAAAACTTGTTAAGTCAAAATTTAGGTTC